TATTGTAAAATCTCCACCACTTGTATTGTTTTTTTCTGAAAATGTTCCATTACCTTTCATATACATCCAAGCCCAATCATAGTTAGAACCTTCATAACCACTGCCACCATCATTTGATACTGCAATTTCTATTGCTTTATTATCTACACTTGGTTTCATTCTAGATATTGTTAATAAGTGAACATTGTATGAACTTTCTTGAAGTGAAGTAAACTCTACTGCAGCTTGATTACTTGTGATAGTTTGTGTTGGTGCTATTAATTCTAATTTACCTAAGTCACCACCACTTGTGATTAAGGCCCTAGCCGCACCTAATGGAGCCATTATGCAAACGCTAGCTGGCTAAATAAGTATGGTGTTTCATTTACAAATAAAAATGTAATTATATCTAAAGATGCTGCTGCGGTTGATAGTGTTAGTCCTGCACCACCTGCAGTCTTAGCTGTTTGATGACTATCTGCATTAACAGTTATTGCGTTGATTGCCATTGTTCTAGAACCAGTTCCGTCTTGTGTTACTACTAAAGTAAATGTAGCAAAATCTGTTGGCACATTTGTAAAATCTATATCTGTTACATTGTGTCCTAATGTTACTGTGCCACAATTACCATTAGCTAAATTAATTGCTAATGTTGTTGCTGATGTAACCGCTACTTCTAACTCAGCATAATCTTTTAATACAAGAGCACTTACTTGTTGGTCTCCTGCATTTAATCCACCTGTTAATGTTCCACCTGCTTTAGGTAACATAGTATCTGCATATGCTTTAACTGATTGTTGTGTAGGAACCTTGACTGCTGAGTCAGAAGACATGTTATCTTCATCAACTAAGAAATCTATGTTACCTACTTGTACAGAGCTAGCACCTATTGTTGTAGCTATATCTTGTGTAGATGAACTAATAGTACCTGTAACATCTCCTGTTAAAGCTACATCATTAAGTCTGTCATGTAAATCTTCAAACATTTCTCCAACAACAGCCATACGGACTGTTACATCATCAGCATGTGATGGGTCTGGTGAATGTCTTCCTTCTACATCTCTTGTTACTGCACTTAATGTAGTACCAGATGAACCTGTTACTAAAACTACTTCTCTTTTAGTTACACTATCTGGGTCTAATACTAAATAATAAGGTGCAGAAATATTTGAGGCTCCGTCTGTTGGAGCTGCTGTTAAAGTCATATTAGTATCTGAAGCACCTACTGCACCATCTAAGGTTGTTTCAAAAAAGTTACTATACTTTGCTGTTTGTAATGTCATTACGCTTTCTTCTCCGTATTCACTGTATTACCAAATTGTGATAATCCAAAACTTGCTAATCCTACTATAGCAGAATAGCTTACATCATCTGTAAAGTCAATGTCTTCATCAATAGGTGGTGGATTACCATCTATATCAAGACTACCACCTTCCTTTAGCATTATCAATATTGACATAATTAATATCTTACCATATTTTTTTTATCCACCAAATCTTACTTCACCTAATTTTCCAATACCGAAGACAACTGTAGAAGAAGGTTCCACAACTGTTGTTTGTCTAGTACCTCTTACAGTTATAGTAGCATATGTTAATACAGAACCTCTTTCAGAGTTAGTTGTAATAGGATAACTTATTTGCTCTACTACACCTTTAATTACTTCATTAGGGTCAAATATTTCTAATGTAACAGCATCACCTTCTAACAATCTTAACTCTTGATAAACAGATTCACCTAAAGATTTAACCCTAAGAGGTTTTCTTCCAGGCCTTTCTACTCTATCTGATATATTTACAGGTATTTGTGCTACTACAAGTTCTGGTCTTGCTAATGCTCTAAATTGTATAGATTTAACATAAGGTGTATTTACACCATTTTCAGAATTTAAAACTAATTTACCTATAATATATCTTGCTACAGGTTTTATTTGCTTTTCAGTATCACCTGTACCAGATATTTGGTTAATAGCTCTGTTATAATTAGTACTATCAGGATTATCTAAATCTTCAAAATTATTATTATAATATAAATCTACTGATACATTTGCATCTAGTTCTTTTGTAGATAACTCTGCACCTACAAACTGTTTTGATTCAGCTGTAAAGAAATCTGCTGCAGATGTTATAAGATAACCTGTACTTTCGTATGTAGATGTTTCTCTCCATATATCAGCACCAGCTACAACCATTATAAATTTACCAGCAGAATTAGTAATTCCAGTAACAAGACCACCAGCACTTGCTTTCAAATCTCTAGCTATACCACCTGTTGGTAGATAATATCGCCACAAATATGATTCACTTGAACCTTCTTTAATACCCATATAAACACTGTCTCTTGATACAAACATAAATTTAGGTGTAGTATTTTGTCCTGATATATTCCATTCTTTAATTAATTGTCTTTGACCTAGTACATGTAAATCGTTAGCAACTAATAATTCTGCACGATAGAATCTTCCTACATCTGAAGATTTATCTTTTGTTCCAAAAAATACAATACCTTCTGTAGCTGCAATAGAATGTACTTCTTCAAAAGGTATATGTGTCTGACCTCTTAAAGCCCAAGTACCAGCATTATCTTTAATAGAATATATATCTCCATTAGTACTAGCTACAAGTATTACAGCACCAGCATCTATAACTTGTGAAACACTATGTGTACTTTCAAAACTAACTAAAGCATCACCATCTGCTAAGTCTGATGAACTCCAAGTTTGATTAAAAGGAGTTATAACCCATACTCTTTCTACAGTCGCATCATCTCCAGCAATAATTAATACACCTTTATAAAACCATATACCATTTAAACCACCACTTGATGTTTGTGCAGTTGTTCTTGCATTCCAACTACTAGTGTATTCTAAAAGTTCTGAAGCAGTATTATCATTATTAGCAGTAGTAGCAAATACTCTATTACCTACAGAAGTTATACCTGTAAAGTTATGTGTGTTACCTGTTGTTTCTTGTGTCCATGTATCACCGTAATTAATTGATTTATAAATTTTATTAGCATCAGTTACCCATAGTTTTCCATCTGTAGTTTGTGTCAAATAATTATTGCTACTAGTAAAGTTGATGCCTTCATCTTGCATTGTATGTAATAAATGTACACTATATGATGTTTCATCATCTGCATGAAATACATCTATACCCTTACTATCCCAAAATCTATTTACATCATCAGGTTGTCCATTGCTTCTATGTGCAGTATCTAACCCTTGGCCTGCAGAAAAATTACTTCTTGAAAATACACGACCTATGTTAGAAGTAAAATCTTCAGGATTTTGTTTAACATTAATTGATTGGCCTTCTTGAACATCTGATGACTGTATAGTCATAGGCCTTTCAGGACCTATAGCAGCACGAAGTAATAATCTATCAATTCTAAAGTCATACCCATATCTTCTAGGGTTAGCAATTAAATCAGTAGTGGCTATTCTAGGCATTACGAAGGATAACTAACGCCTTGTAATAGGACAGCCTCCGGATATTTAGACCTCAAATTACTTCTAGCTTGGCTTATAAGTACTTGTTGATATTGTAATAATGAATTTCTAATAGAACTAGAACTACCTACAGGATATACTGCAGCTTCTAATTGTTCAGTTATATAAGGAGTATCCACCATATTAATATCTTTTCCAGCAAGTAACTGTGCAGCCACACCTGCCATAATTATAGGTTCGTATTCTGTTTCTAAACCTACTGCTGTTAATGTAGTAGCTTCAGAAGTTGGTATTACAAATTTCTTTTTAAAAGTTACATATGTTGTATGGCCTGAAGCTATACCTGCAAATTGTAATGCATGTACTACATCTGGGCCTGTTGTGTATGTTTTAGTTCTTTCTGTGCTTGTATCATCTGTCCAAGTAAATGGATTAGGTAAGTCTATTAATTCAATACCTACAGGTTTATAAGTTAATCCTGTTTGGTCTGAACCTGCACTCCAATCTGTATATTGCGATATAGCTTTAATTGGAGTAACTAAATAGTTATAACTATCTTGGTCACTACCATAATTTCCTAATATTCTATAACCTGTACCACTTGTAACATCTATTGTTTCTACAGCAAATAATGTAGGATATAAATTTTTAACTTGGTCAATGACTGCATCATAAATATTTTTTCTAGGAAATGCAGGAGCTATTTTAATTAGAGAACCATTAGCATGCTCAGCAGCTGTAGTTCCTCTTTGTCCTCTTTTAACTGTAATCTCGTTAGCTGTTGTATTTAATGCAGTAGAATACATTAACTCTTGGCCAATCTCTATAATTGCACCAGCATCTAATGCATCTTCTTCTTCAACAGAAAACAAATTACCGTCATACTTTACTGTTGTGCCTGATGAAGTTAATCCAGTACCACTACTTAAAGAATCTGTATTAGTTATATAAGAATAACTTTCTACAGAATCTACTGGTTCTAGATATTCTCTATATGTCCTATTAATTAGGTCGGCTATTGTATTACTCACAAAACCTCCTAACTATGTCTTAGGTATACTTCTAAACTTCTATCTGCCGCTTCATTACCAGAAGATGTAATTCTTAACCAACCTTCTGATGCAAAGGCCCAACCACTAGGGTCAAGTCTTACTATATCTCCAACTGATATAGTATAACTTACATCACTTCCATCAGTTTCTTTTACATCAGCCCATGTGGAGTTATCCATTGAATGGTCAAATGTAATTGTAGAACCTGTCATTGCTGCAGGAAATTTAATTCCTGATAACAATAGACCATCAGTCTTAAAACTGAGTGAGTTACTATTATCTTCCGATATGTCTATTAAAACTGTTTTTACTTTAATCATTGTCTCTCTACTATAGCAGAAGAAAAGGGTGAGAGGTGGATTCCCACCCTAATCTTCAATATTTTTTATTTATGCTGAATCAGCATCAACGAATTTGAGATGATAACTTGGCGGACCAAAGTCATATCCCATTTCCATGTAAACTGCTTTTCCAACTCTTGCATAATCGTCTTGGTCTAAGTCTCTCACGAACACAGTACCATATCCTGGGATATTTGTGAATACTGGTTGTATGAAAGCAAAGTCAAGGATAAATGCACTATCGGCAGGCATGATGTTAGGGTCGATGACCATAAGACCAATTGCACCGAAAGGAGTAACGATAGTATCAATGTCGATACCAGCGATACTTCTATCTCTTGGTAGGATAGTTCCAGTAATACCTACTGTACCAGTTAACAATTCCTTGTTAAGGTCAAGTAGTTGCTTTGGATTTACACAAAGCACTGGTTGAATCATTGGTGCGTGAGCATCATATAGACGCTTCATAGCACCTGCGATTGCATCCCATGAAAGAACTCTAGCAGCAGCAGAACCGTCACCAGCAGAGTCGTTATAATAAACATTTCCGCCAGTACCAGTTGGAGCTACTGTATTATTAGCATTAGCATTTAATGCTATATATTCTGAAAGTCCTCTCATTTCTCTAGTACCTGAACCTGGGGTGGTATTAGCACCATCGGCAAAAGTACCATTGAATGCGAACCATTCAACTTCACGAGCTACCTTTTCAAGAGCGAGAGTTAGTTGTTCTGAGAACTCGTCAACAATTGGGTTACCACCAGCTAATGATAATTTATCAGCTGCTGTAACTGTTCCGTCACCATCTGATGAGTTAATAATATTTGCACTCAAGTCAAATGGATTTTGATGTTGAAAAGTCGCCATTGCAGTATAGGTCATCTTGACACCTTTATGGAATACCTGCGTCACACCTGTAAACGCAACTCTATCTCTTCCGAGATATTCAGTTGGTTGTGCACCTTCTTGGCCTTTTGTTGGCTCAGAAGATACTGTGTGACTGTCAGCTGCTTGGATTTGCCAGAAAGTAGATTGTAAAACCTTACCTCCGTTTAATCCACCAGTTGCAGATAAGAAAGGAGTTCTTTGACCACCTACACGGAATAACTCACCAGAAAAGTTATTAATCTTCTGTGAGTAAATAGCGTTATTTGTCAAGCTTATGCTTGCCATGATTTACCTCCGTAAACTCTATCTTGTACTTATACTTATTTGTTCTTTTCGTCTTCCATCAGAGTAAGTCTTGCTCGGATACTATCTTTCGGAGTACCCTTGCTAATGATTTCCTGAAGGTCGTTCAGAACATCTCTTGGCACATCACTTTGTGAATAATCGTCAAGTGTAGCTACTCTAGCCCTTGCATCGTCTTGAACAACTGGTGGGAGTTCAGTCTGTGTGACCTCCTGAAGTCCTACTGTTGGCTCATAACTATACTCAGTCTTAGCAAACTCTGCGACAGCTTCGGCTGTTGCCTCACCGTCATACACTTGTTTTAATGCTTTTCCTAAACCATTGTCTGGATTTAAACCTATCTGTTTTACAACAGTACTTAGCTTTGCATCCTTATGTTGATGAAGTTCACCTTGTAATTTAGCGATTTCTTCATTTTTTCTATCAATGGTATCACGCATTGCTTTTACGCCAGTATTTTCAATACCGTCAAATTCACTCATAATCGTACCTCCACACGGTTTTACCTTACAAACTAATCCCGTGGACATTAGTTGCGGCCCTACCTTCACACTTGACTTAGAATTTGGTAGGGTTTTAATCCTAAGTCCTTACTCTGCGGTTTTAGTACAAGCTTTCTACGCAGGCCCTGAAAGCTGTTGTGCGGTCATTTAAAGCGGACCTTGCAACGCTTAAACTTTATTATACACTTATTGTTCTAAAAGTCCACTAACTTGTTTATTATTTTTAGCAGCTCCTACTACAGTACTACTATCGGATAGTATTTCTGATTGTGCTCTTGATACTCTTTGTTGAGCTTTCATGTCACCTACAGCAGCAGCTTCTAATGTTTCTATACCTAATGCATTACCTACTGAACTAGCTCTGTCAAGTAATGGTTCAGCTGTTTGATATAATTGTCTAGCTCCTTTTTGGTCTAAACCAGCTTTTCTAAGTGCATCAAATCTTGCAAAACTTCTATTAAATCCACCAGCTTTAGCTTCTGCTCCTATACTTAATGATGTTAACTCACCGTTTAATAATTTATCTTGTATCTCTGGATTGATTAATGCAGCAAATATAGTAGGTGTATCTGAACTAATATTGTATTGATTTCTAAACATTGATTCTACTTGTGGAATATTATTCTTAACAGTATTCCATACAGTATCTATTCTTTGTTGAAACTCTTGTGCTGATACTTCACCAGTAATCATTTGTTCAAACTGTTGTTCAAATCCTGAAGTATCTACAATACCTACTTCTCCTAATGATTCTCTATAAGATGCTTTAGTAGCTACAGCTTCTATTTCAGACATAACTAAAGAACCATCTTTTCTTCTTAAATAACTAAATTCATTTTCCCATGCAGGTGTAGACCTAGCTTTAGATTTAGCTAATTCAACATCTCCTAATTCTACCCATGATTTAGCAAATTCATTTTTAACTTGTTCAGGCATAAAATTAAATAAGAGATTAGCTCTTTCCATACCTTCTTCTATTTCTCTTACATCTTCTATTTTTCCAGCTTTAGGATTACTAGTTGTATAGCCTAACTCATCAATGTAATAACTAGCTTCAGATTGGTTTTCACCTTTTCTTCTACCAGATTGTTTTTTAACTCTTTGTCCATCAGGAGAATATAACCATATTTGTAAATCTTCACCTTCAACAAATGGTTTTGCCATTAGTACCTTCCTTCTGTAAATCCAGGGGTTCTGATTATGTCATCACCATAAGCTTGAGCTACAGCTTTAGCATAATCATTCTTAACTTTTTCATTACCTACTTTTAAACCTTCAGCTCTTAAGTATGCATTTGCTTTATTAGTATCATTTAATGTTAATACTTCATGCAAGATAGGGTCATCATCTTTTGGAGTAACTCCCCAAGCATTACTAATTAAATTTACACCTTGAGCTTTAATAGTATTCCAATCTATATCTTTATCATACATAGAGTATTGTGCGAATTTAGCATTCTTAGCTTTTTCAATTAATTCTGTTTTATATAAAGGATTTCTTCTTAACTTTGCAGCTTCACTAGCTATATCAAATGAACCATGTTGACTTGAAGGTACCCATTGATTAAGTATTTCTTCTACTTCACTTTCTTTTTTAGTAGTAGTTGGTATTTCTATACCATTAATAGAATTAGCTACATCTGATTCTAATTCATAATAACCACCATTTTCTAGTCTAGATGAAGGGTCAATCAAAGCTGTAATTTGAACACTCAAATGTGCTTTAGCTTCATCACCACCTACTTTACCAAAATGTCCACTATTGTATTTAAAAGCTAATAAATCTAAAGTTCTTTTTAAATCAGCATTATCATTAACAATATCAGCACCATCAGGACCTAAACCTGCGATAGCAGTTTCATATACCATTGTTTTTGCAAATGTATCATCTAATATAAATTGGTCTGGGTCTAATCTTTCATCAATAGACCTATTAAAAGTTTCTTTAGTTACACCTTCTTCTCCAAATGCAGCAGCTATAGTATTAGAAGCTCTTAAATCAGCAAGGAATTTATCAGAATCAAATACACCATCCTCATGGCTATTCTCCCAAATATCTACATAAGCATTTCTAAAGCTCTCATTTTTCCACCATATTTCATTAGCACTAGCTGTTTTAATACTGTTAATAACATCTTCAGTAGTATCTGTGTACTGGTCTATTTCTCCCCAATACACCATTAAGTCATCATCAATAAATCTTTTTTCAAAATCTATTTCTGTTGAATCTGTTTCTTCTACTTCTATAACATCTTTGTATATTTCTAATGTTTCTTCATATGATTGAGTAGGTTTGAATACAAATTTAACTCCACCTGTATCTATAACAACATAGAAATCACCAGTTTCATTTCCATCTGAATCTACAACTTTAAGTATCTGTGCTTTATTTTCTTCTATTGACATTAGTAATCTCCAAAGTCAGCTATGTTTCCTAGCCATGCATTATTATCTACTGTAGCAGGTATTTGTCCTACTTGATTAGCAAAATCTTCTTCATCTTGTATTGTTAAAGGTTTGTCTTCTACTACCCAACTATCTAATCCTACTTTAGGTAAGAACCAATTTTCAAATGGTATCTCAATACCAGAAACTATTGGAGACCTTTTAATAGCAGGAGCTAAACCAGTTCTAGGAAGAACACCAGCATTTGCTATTGCACCTTCAGAACTTAATCCAAAGATATCATTGAAACTAGTAAACCAACCTCTAGGTCTTTTTTTATCTTGCCAAAGAACATTAACTTTATCCATTTGGTCATAATGTTCTGTACCTAGAAATTCGTGTACTACTCCCATCCATTTAGTATTTGTTTGATTAATATAATTATCTGTAAATCCTTCATCTAAATAACCTAATGATTCAGCTCTTTCTAAGCTAGATATCAATGGCCAAGGTCCTATCTTATCTAATATTCCATTACTTTCAGCCCATGCTTCATAATCTCCACCTAATTGAGTTCTGATATTGTTTTCACCAATAGTATCTTTACCAATAATTCCTAATGTCTCTATACCCGATAAAAGTAATCCAGATAATAAACCATAAAGGAAGTTATATTTTTCATACAGACCTACATATTTAACCGAACCTGTAGCACCTTTAGCTGTTACTCTTTTACCTATTTTACTTTTGAAAAGTTCTCCTGTTGTATGTGCTCCTTTAGCTGCTTCCCTACCACCGAATGCTGTAACTTTAGCTCTAGTACCCATTTCACCTAAGAAACCTCTAGTTTTAGGTAAAAGGCCTTTTCTTACATCTCCAACATCTCTAGCTAATTTAGAATATATCATATTTCCAGGTATATATTTAGTAGCTTGAGCTCCTATGAATCCTTTTTCTGCTTGTTTAATTAAAGCATTTACACCTTTGATACCAAAACCATACGCATATTCACCGTAATCAACTATAGGAGCTAGTCTCATTAATAGGCCACCAACTGCAGCTAAGTTCTTTATTCCATATTTATGACCAAACCAGTTCTTCATAGCAACATCTGTTTCAATATCAGCTTGTAAATGCTTTTGTTGTACTTGTTCCCATTTATAATTTTCATCATTCAATGCAATAGGTTCTACTTCATAAAACCAACCATTCCAGAATGTTTTTTTATTAAAAGGTATCATGCTATTTTTACCTTCTTTATTCTTTTTACCAAAAAGTAATTTTTCTTTTAATGCTTCATCAGTAAGATTTAAAGATTCAGCCATTTTTTTAGCTAATGGTGTATCAAAAAATTCTTCAGTAATTTGTTCTGGTAATTGCCAAGCTTTTACTACTTTAACCGGTACACCATAATTAACACCAAAACCAGCTGCAGGTCTAGCTCCTACATCTGTTGTTTGGTTAATATATCTAGTAACATCTTTTTCAGCGTCACTTGCAAATCCTGAAGTTATAATATCTCCTTCTTTAATTAAACCTGTAACTTCTGCTGAACCTTTTTCTAATTTAACTGGTTCAACACCTGGTACTTTTTTAATTTCACCAGTTTTTTTGTTTACACTTTTAACTGTTCTAGGGTCATATTCTCCTGGTTTTGTTCTTTGATAAGTAGCTTCTCCATCTTTAATAAAGCTTTGAGGATTTTTAGTTATATCAGCCATTGTCTCAGGAAGCACTAGACCTGTTTGATAACCTCTTAATATTTGTACAGGTTCATATGCTGTTCCAGCTGGCATACCGTTTATTAACTTAGCTTTGTTTGTTTCCCAATCATGAATTTTAACTCCCATTGGAACATATCGTCTCCAACTAGAAGCACCATCAACAGATGAAACAGGTATCATTTCATTATATTGTTTGTTTAACCAAAAATGTTCTAATTCCATTTGTCCTGTTTTTCTAGTAGGTATATCTGGTTCTGCTGTTGCTTTAACATCTGGTGTACCTTGTGCTGATGCAGTAACATTCTTTTGTTCTATAAGAGTTTTAATATAATTTTGTTCGTCTTGTGTTAATGATTTCCACCATTGGTCTTTAACACCTTTAGAAGAATCTTTAATATTTTCAAATTCGCTTTGTAACCTTTTAAGAGTTTTACTAGTATCAGGAGGTAACTTCTCAGTTGTTTTAGGTTGAGTTGTAGCTTTATTACTTGAAGTAGTTTTCTTTGGTGTTTTTAATTGTTCATCATTAAATCTACCTTTTTCATCATATTGTAATAAAGGAATATATTCATTTATATCACCTACTACATCTCCACCACCTATCATTCTATATAATTTATCTTTACCAGTATGTAATCTAAAAGGTATATTAAAGAAGTTGGCCCATCTTAAACCAGATAAATCAAATCCATTTTGGCCACCACTTCTAATAGTAGCATTATTCCAATCAGTAACTGGATTATCTTGAACCATATCCATAAATTCTGCAAATAATCTATCGACATCATTTTGAGTTTTATTTGGAAACCTATACACTTGATTACCTGCAATATTAATTGTTTTACCATTGTTTAAAGCTTTTGCTACTAATGCAGCTATTTCTGCTACTTCATCTGGGTTTGCAAATTTAAGGTCTTTTGTTAATTTAATTTGTTTATAAGTTGCATTTAGTATTTCTTCATCAGATAATCCTTTTAAATGAGGAAATTCTCTCATTATTTTTAAGTTTGGTTCATAAGCACCTGACTTTTTAGTACTACCACTACCTGCATCTTCACTTGTAAAGTCAAGAGTAAACCCCTCAGCTTCAGCAGCAGCTATATAATTATCTCCAGTTCTTACACCCCAATAATTACTGTTTGCTCTTGATACTCCAGGTCCTGGTTGGGTAGTGGGTACTTTTTCAAATGGAACTTGTCTACTTTTAGCTTCATCTGCTTTTAATGCTTTTTCTTCATTATTTAAATTATATATTATGTTAGTTAAAGCTTCTGCTTGATTTACAGTTCCTTCTTTACCAAATGAATCTACTAATTGATATCCTTGATTAACTCTATCTTGCAATTCAGCTATTAATTGAGGATTCTCAACAGCCCACATTTCCCATAATTCTTGATAAGCAGCTTTGCTATCTTCAAAAGATTTACCAAATAATACACTTCCTTCTGCAGGTGGTTTACCTTTACCAGATTTTTTAATTTCATTTTGCCATACATCTTCTATAGTTTTACCAGCATATTCACCTTCTTTAAAAGTAGCATTTAAAGCAGAGAACTGTTTACCAAATTCATCTCCTTTACTTGATACCTCAAGTGTTATGCCATCACCCTTTAAATCAAAATCTCCTGTATTATCTATAAAATCTACTAATGTTTTAGCATGCGAGGATTCAGCATCTGGTCTGTAATATTCTAATGTATAATCATCAGGTAAGTTACCCATAATTGTTAATTGTTTATCTCTTAGAGCTTGTAATTCAAACAATTGGTCATCACTTAAACCTTCAGGTAAGTTAGACCAAGTTAACCAGTCTTTATGTAGTTCAACAACTTTTTTAATTAAATCATCTTCAGTACTTCCTTTTGGCATTACTACATCTGCTGATTCTTCAATACCTACTTTTACTATTGCATCTTTTCCACCACCTTTATAATAAAATGGATTACCTAATTCACCACCACGCATAGCTCGTACTGTACCACCACTTTTAACTATTCTTTTATTTCTTTTATCCATCCAATCATCAAAACCCTCACCTTCATCTACAATACCATCATCACCAACACCTTCAAGCTGGTCTACAAATTCATCTTCTTTACCTTGTAAGACAACTTGTTTAGCAATATCTGGAGCTTCAGTAACTTTGTCAGCTTTAGCTTGAGCTTCTTTAGATGTAGTTTCTTTAGCTTTCTCTGTTACTTCTTTAGCTGCTTTTGGGTCATTAAAAGTTCCTGAAGATTTATCATATCCAAATTCATCTTCTAAGAAATCCATTAATTCATCTACTTCTAAGTATCCTTCTTTTATCCCATCTAAATAATCTTTTACTTTTGAATCAAACTTTTGTTTAGCTGGTGCATTCTCTAATGCTTCTAACAGAACTAATTTTGTAGCTTCAGGTATTGTATTATTAGCTTTTAACGCCTTTATAAACTCTTCTTTTGATATATCAGCCATTAAAACTTACCTGCCATTGCTTGTAAGACACCAGATTGTTTAGCTCTCTTTTTCCTACCAGCTTCTATAATTTCTTTTTCATCTGCTAAATCACCTACAATTAAATCGTAAGTAGAAGCCCAAGGGTCTGTAACTGTTGGAACTTTATCTCTAGTACCTACTATTCCTGTTAAAGTATCTCCACCTGCACCTGCTTCAGCTTCCATAGCCATAACTTCTTCCATAGTAAGAGTTCTACCAGATTTAATATGATAATGTTCTATATCCATTCCAACTTCAGCAACTTTATTTGCATACTCTATTTGTTTACCCCATTCAGTTTGACTAGCTATCCAGTAATCTGTGTACTCTCGTATTTGTTCTTCAGTAGCATCAGAACCTATTTGTTCTTTAACTAACGCTTTAATACTACGAGCCATTGTTTCTTTACTTGGCAATGCATTATCAGCTAATGTTTTTTGAGCTATTTCTTTTGCTTTAATTTCAGCAGATTTATCCAGAGTCACACCATATTGTGAACTAACTGTTGCAAACAATCCCCATTCAAACCATTGTTGTTCAGTTAAGCCAACAGGTTTATTTCCACCAAATATTGATTTTCCAGATTCTATTAATTTGTAATAGTCATCACTTTTATGTGCAATATGACCATAATTAGTATTAGCCATTTCAATCATCTGTCCTAAATATAATTCTAAACTTCTATCAACAAAACCATGTGCAGCAAAATCACCATCTTCTGCTACACCACTCATAATTAAGAAATCTTTTAACCATTCAACTTGGTCTGGAGAAAACTGATTATGAATTTGACCCATAAAAAGATTTTCAGATATATGATTTACTGGTTGAGCAGCTATAGGAATTGGAATTGGATTTGGACTAATTTCTTCATCATAAAAATAAGCTGGTTTTCTTTTTTCACCATCCCATGTGTATATGTAATTGAAATTAGCTGGGTCACCAAATGTAACCTGACCCCATGCTTCTGCTGGTGTTTGACCTCTTTGGATAGCTTCTAAGTAATCTTCCCATTGTTTTTCAGTTAATGAGTTCTTTTCAAAATCTGACCATTGATAAAACTTAGAACCTGGTTCTTCTTCTTCTACTGTTCCTTCTTTTAAAGCTTGAAAATCAGGGTCAGCTGCTTCTTCAGCATCCATCTCTTCTTGTATCTCACCTGTTGCTTCACCAGTAAATGATGCACCAGGAGATTCAGTAGGTCCATATGTTTCTGGTGTTTCTGGTACTGTATTTATCTTACCTTCAGTTTTTAAAATTTCTACAGCGTAATCATCCCACTCTGCAGGTAAATCAAATACACCTCCCCAAAATCCTGTACTACCCAATGGTTCTTTAAAATTTTCTTCATAACTTGGAAGCTCTTTAATAGGAATTTCTACTCCAGCTATTACAATACTTTCTAACATTCCATCTCCACCAAGATTAAAAATCCAGCTTTCAAAGTCAACATCTGATTCCCAATTACCATATGTAGGTAATGCTTCAGGTGTAATACCATATTTCATTTCCAGATAATCTTGAGTTGCTGGTTGGTTAAATAAACTAAGAATCCACTGTCTAAATTTTTTGCCTCGTTCTCTTGATTTATTATTTTCAGTGGTCATTATTATCCTTGATTAAACATTTCATGGTCATCTCTGAACATTCTACTAATTATATTAGTCCAAATAGGTGCAAAATCAGGTGATTCTACTATTATTTCTTCTATAAAGTTAGCCATGTCTGCACGCATCATAATAGCTAAATTATCTGTAGATGACAACCACCATGTTGGATTTCCTGATGGAGCTACTCTTTCTGATTGAGTTTCCATTGCTTGCCATCTAGGTAAGAATACATTAACAAATGCTGCACCTGCTTCTGTTTCTTGTATTTCAGGTAGGTTAGGCCATTTAGTAATCATTTCTCTTAATATCTCTTGAGAAGTAGCTGGTTTTTTTAAACCACCTGTAGCTTCAAAACCTGGCAATTGTTGTATTAAAGCAGTTCTATAAATTCTAAATAACTTATTCTTTTCATTTTCAGGCATACCAGAGTTTTCATATTTTTCTTTAAATGATGTGTACATAAAGTAACCAATAGTATCATTAGCAGCTAAATTAAACTCTTCTAAGGATAAGACTTCTCTTTCTCCTATTTCGTACTGCCTAATTATTTCTTGATAACTTCTTTGTTCTGCTGGGTTATCAGGTAAAGCATAGAATGCACTTCTAGGTAATTGTTCTAGTAAGTTACTATTTTTATTCTGCCATTCAAGTACTCTTTCAGAATAAGCTTGTTTATTAGCAGATACAGATTTAGAAGTTGTTATCCAACCATGCTCATATCCATACAATCTTACAAATGATTCATATGCAGCTACATGGTCACCTTGATGTTTTTGTACTAAGTTTTGATACTCTTTAGCTAATAACTGTGTAGCCCACATTTTTCCATTTTTATCTTCTGCATAATATCTAGGTGTAAATCCAGTAGGTAACACAAACTGTGCCATAAATCTAAATGCAAATGTAGTACTTGTTTTATCTTTAGCGTATGCCCTTAATGCTGAATCTAAGATATCTGGTGTTACTTCGTTTGGTGGTAATTTATCAGCTGTAGTACCTTTCCATGATATCTCTCTTAGATACATATCTAGTTCTCCTTGGTTAAGTAACCTATTTTCTGCACCTTCCATTTTAAGTAACCTAAACAATTCAATAGATGTACTTGCTCTTGATGATTCTATTTCAGCTTGATTTCCAAATGGAGAAGCACCTATAGCTGTAAATAACTTTTGAAATGAAGGGTGGTCGGGAATAATAGCATCTAAGAAACCATCACCTCTAGGAGGTCCAAAATCACCAAACAACATACTTCTAAGTTCTTGACCAACTCCACCAGTAGGTAGAACTTTATCTATAGCCCATCCAGCTACAGGAGTAGGTCCAGGAACAAAACCCTGTCCTAATAAGTTGACACCTGTAACATATCCTCTAGGTGACATTTTAATATTTGAATCTTCACCAAATATCAAGTTACTCATATAGCCACCAAATGGATATACAAACATTTGTTCGCCTGAACCATTAGGGTCTTCTGAAAAGAAACCATCACCAGTATATCCTAAGCCTGATGCTCCTGCTCCACCTTTAATTCCTAACTGAACTTTTCTGGCCATTGTAGGATTTTCTGCAAGTAACTTAGGCCATGTAGTTAATAACTCAAACCAAACTTCTGGGAAAGGTATAAGGTTTCTAAGTTTATGAGATATGTTATGTCTCTTTGTCACATCATATAGCAATTCTTTTGTAGCTTGTAAACCAAAAGCTTTACCTGTGTCACTTATAATACTTGCATCTTTTACACCATATCTTGTTCCTAATTTAGGAGCATTCTTTAAATCAGTACCTTTTTCATTTATTCTGAATATATCTGCTAATCCTACACCTTTAATTTCATCTATATATTGTTTTCTTAATGGTGCATCAAACAAGTGCCACATATCCATAACCTTTTCCCAATAATACTGTTTAAAGACAACGCTTCTATTTAAATAATTAAGAGACTTCTCGACTAAATTTTCAAAGAAAAAGTTTACTCCAGCATCCCATTGTTTTTCTAATTTGGCAATACCTTGTACTTCATTATCAAATTGTTTTTGATATAAAACACCAAAATCAAAATCATCTGTATATTGTTCCATGTATCTTCTAATAGCATCTTTAATAGCTTTTTCATCATCAACACCTACAGATTTTAAAGTTCCTATATCATCTGTTACAGGCATTAAATCTAGAATCTTTCCATCATTTGTTACAAATTTTCCTTCTGCAATAGCATCTCTTAAAACTTGATGACCATGATAAGGTGTATCTGTTCTATGGCTTAATTGTGCTGCTTCAAAAGCATCTACATCCATATTTTTCATATCTTTATAAGAAAATCTTTGATAATCAATACCCTCTTCTAATGTATGGCCGGTTAATTGTCTAATATGATTTTCTCTAGAATGTAAATAAGCAATAGCATGTTCATCACTTGTTGCAACTTTGAGCCAATCTTGACCACCTCTTTTTCTAAGTAATTGTCTTTGTTCACTTCCTAAGAACCATTCAATAAGAGCAGGTGTTACTCCACCTTCTAGTGCAACCATTCTTGTTGTTTCATCATTTCTTAATTTAAATAAACCATCATAAATTGCATCTGCATAATTAGGGTCATCAAATGTAACTTCTTTAAAAGAATGTTTATATTGATTATCATACTTATGGTCTGCTAATAAATTCTTAAAATTATTTTGATGCATCAAGTTTTTATATTCAGGGCTATTTAAAATGTTTTCAAAATTGTTTCCATATTTTTTCATTAATGCTTTTTGTTGGTCTTCTGAATGAGAAAATACCCAAGTTAAATATCTGAATGGATGATTATAAACTGAATCTAATTGTGCAGAAGCTACTCTAGCTTGTTCTTCTAAGAATATTCTTGAAATGAAAGCAGCTCTCATAAGAACAAAAGGTTTAAATATTTTTCTTGTATAGCTATCTAACATCAATGTAACTGCATCATCCATTGTTTTATTTGTAGGTATATATCCACCTATCTCAGCTGCATATTGTTTAACACCTTTACTACCACTTGCTTTAAATCTTTTTACAAATTCTTTATAATGAGGTTTAGCCATTTTGTATCCTGAAAATTTCTTAAGGTCATTTGAATCTAAAGCAAAAAAACCTTTTCCTGCAACTCTATCTACAATATCTTGATTTAAGAATGGGAAATAGTTTTCAGTCATTTCTCCTAAAGTAGAAGCTTTAGGTACTAAGATATTATAATCTTTTCCTTGTAACCACATTTTTTTAGTATCATAAAGAATACCTGAAGATGAACCAGGAAATACCATGTTGTAAACATCCTCACCATCAACACCAGAACTCTTCCAATATGATTTATCACTATTCCAGTCAGTAATAAGTTTCTTAGCATGTTTTTCTAATACATTAATATTATCACCTTGATATGAAGTTCCTGCTGCATCAGCTCTGGCTCTTACTTTATTAGTAGCTTGTTTTATAGAATCATTCATATAATCAATTAAGAAATTATTTTTTAAACGATATTGTTCTTCAACTGGTGCTTCTAAGATTTTAAACCATTCATCCATTCTTGTATTAAAATATTCTGCTGAAAAACCATTTAAATTCATATTGTCAATTAACTGTCTAGTTCCTTCAGCTCCATTTGTCATAGTCATGTAGTTCGCAGTTCTTAAAGCTGTCATCTTTTTAACCCAAGCTGAAGAACCATCCATGAAGTTAGAACTAAATCCTAGATATTTTTTAATACCTTGAGTTCTAGGGTCAATTTTATTTTTATAATAAAACCTTAATGAACTAACTGTATCAAATAATCCATCAACAGCACCATCAGTTACTTTGTAAGCTTGTGTATATTTTCTAGCTTGTTGAACAGTATCCTCATAATGTCTTAATGTTCTCATTGCAAATTTACTTTTCTGCCAAACAGCAGCAGTTTGTTCACCAAGAACAGAACCTAGACTTCTCATTGCAAAATCAGACTTACCTGTCATTTTTCTAATACCAGCATTAGTCATGTAAGAGAAACCTTTAGGTAAACCTGAAGCTTGTATAACTGTATTTGCTTTTGCTCCTTGTGGTATCATTTGAGCTGTATGAACACCGTCACTTAATAAACCTTTAAATATATTATCAATTTCTAATTCATCTTTTCCTGCAATATGTTTCCAAAATGCATCATCAGGTACCCATTGTTTTAAAGTATTATCATTTACTAATGTGTGATAATCACTAGTAGCAATATGTTTTCTGATTATTTGATATTCTGGTAAAGCCATCAACTTACTTGAATCTTTAGCAAATACAGATTGAACTCTACCATTAATTAAACCATGTTTTCTTCTAAGCTTTCTATCTTCTTTAAGTGCTTTTTTAACTTCTGGTATTAAGTCATCTAGTTGTGTAGGGTTTAATTGTAGCCTAGCTAAATCTTCAGAATTATTATTTAAAGCAGTAGCTATTTTCTTTTCATCTGGAGTTAAATTATCCCAAGCTTGTTTACCTGCTTTACTTCTATCTTTAGTAGCTTTAACAATAGTATTGTGTAATTCAATAGCTTCCTTTTTATTACCAAGATATCTAGTTTGACCAAGATTTAATCTTTTAGCTTTTTCAGCTATTAAGAGGTCAGTACTTCTTGACCATTTTTTAATCTTACCTAAGTTTAATAATCCACCAGTAAAATATTCAGCAGGTAAAGCTGAAGCAAAATCTAATAAACCAGAAGTAACTTTGTAAGCAGTTGTACCTGGTTGATATATCTGGCCAGATTCATACCTACCCCATGAATAAGGTGTTTGTTGAGCATCATTTAAAAATTCTCTTTGTGCATACTCAGTAATATTCATATCATTGTAATTAGTTCTTCTATCAGCAAATATTTTTATTTTATTAGGATTATCTATACCTGTGTAATTAATATTTCCATTTGCATCTAGTTCTTTGATAGGAGAACCAACCTTTAAATAATATAAATCTTTAGCTTTCTGTTCATCTCCTTTAAATTTTAAAAGTAGTTCTTTATATATTGGGTCTTCTTCAGCATGTATAGATTCAAAAAAGAATACTTTGCTTCTATCCATATTGACAGCTTCACCATTCATAACTTTTTTAGCTGCAGCCCAGATATAATTTTCTCCAGAAAATTTAATTGCTTCTTTCATAAAATCAATATTTTGTTCAAGTTCTCCTGGACCTAAATCTCTACCTAAGTTTGGAACTTCAGATATATTTACTAAAGAAGCTATATTAGCTTGTGCTACATCTGGAGTATATCCTTTTTCTAATAATTCATCATATCTTCTAAGGTCTTGATAATATCTCCAAATACGACCTTGTGCTCTATAAGGAACACCTCCACCACCAAATTGTAATACATCGGAAGTTGGTAAAGGATTCCATTTATTCCAAGTCTCTCTAATTGCATCTAAAGTACCCACTACCCATATAGGTAATGACCATCCACCTACTTCATCAGGAGTTCTACCACCTGGAGCCCAACCACCAGAAAGTATATCCATAACACTAAGATGCATATCATCTGTTATTTTTTCATCTCTAAACTTTGCAGATAACTCATCCCAGTTTTTTGATTCTTGTAATACCCATTCTTCTTGAGCTTCATCAGCTAACATTTGTTTTGAAAGGGTTTCTGATACAGGTAGAACTTGTTCAGCAAAAATTAATTGTTTATCTTTAATTGGAGCAGCTAAAGAATCTCTAATCATACCTGATTGTAACTGGTTAAGAATAGGTCTAAATTCAGGACTGGAATATAATTTAACTAAATCTTGTTCCATCTTTTGAGCCATGTAGTAGCTCTGTTCCATAAAAGGGTCTAAAAACATTATGTACTTCTACTATTGAGTAATTGAAGTATAACAGGGTGAGGATTTACTTGATACATAGCAGATAATAATATATCAACATTATTAGCTATATCTCTTGATGGTCCTGCCCCTTCTCCCATTGGTATTCCTTGTGTAGCTGGTTGGTCTGGAAAGTCTGTTCCACCGAAAACATCTGGTCCTGCTGCATCTGGCATTGGAAATGGAGCATTAGCTCCTCCTGAATCTCCTAATGGAGCTCCTTGTTGTTGTTGTTCAAAAGCTGCACTTTCACCATAATCTGCATTTGGTAATCTCATAACTGGTTGATTTCCATCAGTTCTTTGACTTAATGCACCTGGTCCACTTACAGCATTTTTCCTACTAGGAGTTGGTTGTCTGTAACCACCTTTAGATTTCCGTACCATAATATCCTTCCTCATCAGTAATCATTATTATTATATTTGGTAATGGTTTAATTATTTGCATTGGTGGCATAGGTGGCATTGGGTCACCATATGGTTGTTCACCAAATTCAGTATCAATAATATCCCAAAATAAATTATCAAGATTTTCCATTACATTCCTCCTAAAGCACCAGCTACTGTTGGAGGAGCTTGTTGTCCAGGCCCCGCCATTTGTTGTTGCTGTTGCATACCCATTTGTTGTTGTTGTATGTATGCTTCTTCTTCAGGAGACATTTGTGGCTCTTGTGGAGTATAAAACAGTTTTAATATATCTGTCATTTCAGAAGGATATTCATAAATAGCAATTACTGCCATTGTAGCTGCTGGGTCTCCTTGAGCACTTCTAGCAAGAACAGATTCAAATAAAACATTTTCAGCTTTATTTTTTCTAATACGCTCTTGCACTTTAGCAATATTATCAAGTCCATCAATGTTATCTTGTAATGTTTCTACATCTATAACACCTGCTTGCAATAATTGCAAACCAGTAACAATTTTTTGTGGTTCATCAAAACCAGCCATAACTCCATAAACTCTTCTAGTTCTATAATCTCCTCCAATATCTGCTATAGGAGAATAGTTTTCTGAGAATGCAGTACCAGCATAATAACCTTGTATTGGTTTTTTTCTTAATTCTTCAAATTGTGCAGATAACAAACTATCAAGTTCTAATCTTTTTTCATCCATAGATTCAATACCATGTTTGATTATTTCTCTATATTCATTAATCATTAATGACATAGTTCCATTAAGTTCTTGTAATCCTGCACCAGTAACAAATGAGTTAGGTGATTGAGCATCATCAGTAACTGGATAACCACCTACTAATCTAAGTTGTCTTTCTAACCTATCTACTTGTTGAAACAATTGATAAGGTATATTATTTTGTGGTTTAGAAACTTGTGTACCTGGAGCAAGATAGTTAATTGCAAATCTACCTTTTCTATATTGTCCAGATTCTAATTCTCCAGATATGTTTGTCTCTGTAAATACAGAGTCTTCCATAGCTATTGATGACATAATATTAATTTTGGCCATCATACCCATTAAACCAATGATGTGGTCATATTGTCCTTTTAGTTCATCAAAAGAAGTTCTCTTCATAAACACAAAAGGTGGAGTAGAAAGATAATTTGGAACAAAGTCCAGAATCATTTTCTTTTCCGGAAACACAATATAAGTTCCACCTACATCGTAGTATTCTATAATTCGAACACCCTGCCCAGTATTATCTTCCCAATTGTTTTCTTTATCATTTTGATATTGAGTTCCAACACCACCTCTTCCGAAAGCAGTTTCAGATGTTTCTTCTTCAGGTGGATTTAAGATATCTTTAGCATACTCAGGATAGAGTTGAGCAAGCTTATATCTTGGTACTCTTCTTAATACAGCTAATTCTCTAGGTTCTTGGTTAGGACCAAAGTTCCCAGGGAATGTGTCATAAGGGTCACGGAGTTCTGCTGTTGGGTATATATAACCATTTTTATCTGTTCTTGTCGTTATTATCCACGCAGCATAACCATACCCTGGCAACCATCTAGCTGCCTGACTTAACTGTAAATTAAGATTTTGATGTTCATCATATGATGTAACAATTCTTTCTAACTTCTCTGCTCTTCTCTTAGCTCTGTCAGAAGTATTGTGATTTAATATATCTACTCTAACATCTGGTATACCTGATATTTTTTGAGCAAGTCTATCAATACCAGATTGAAGCATGTTAGGTGCAGGTAATAAATCTGCATCTGATGTCTCCATTGAATTTCCTAATAGAGCTTTCATTCCTTCACTTCCACCATTTAATATTGCTTTGATTCTTGCTTTTTGCACTTGTCTGTGCTTACTAGGTTTCCCTGAAACAAGTTGAGTAGCGTTATCTACTATTTCTTGATAATTTTTAATTTGTATATTTTCTATCCCCATGGTGCCTCATTATAGTCGGTTCCTTTGAAATTTGTGTGACTTGCGTTATAATCTAGTCCCATAGTAGCAAGTTGCTCTTTGTTCATTCTTCTAAACACTTTCATTGGAAACCATCCAGCCATCACTATATCAGTTTTTTCTTTGTTTCGCACAGAAACAGGCTTTCCATCAAAATATAATAACTGTGTTTTATAAGCATTTATTTTAGCCATACTTTCACTATTTCCAACTGGTAAATGTATTTTTTGATTTTCAAATAAACCAGCCATTGAACCTACACCATACATAGGGTCATGTTTATTTTTTCCAGTAACATGTCCTTGCATAGTTATACCTGACCTTAAAACAAATTCTTTTATTTTATCATCTTGTCTTATAGCAGATTGAAATCCATTTTCTTCAATAACCCAATGTTGTAAATCATATTTGTGATACCAGTCAGACATAATTTGTAAAGCATGTTTCACTCCCCCACCTTGTCTGTTCTCTAAATCAATTAAGAAAAGCTCACCTCTATAAGAGTTTATACCCCATAGTACAGCTGCTTGATATCCTGACGAAGCTGGGTCAAGTCCTGCAACTAAATGCAATCCACCTGGTATTTGCCCTATCGTCAAGTCTGGTCTGAAACAATTATCAACCATATCCATAGTAAAGATTTGTGTACCTTCAACAAAAGCTTGATTGTAATAAACCATTTCATAAATCTTTCTACCACCTGTAGTCTCTGCTGCACGCATACGAGACATTAACCAAGTGAAAGTTCTTTTGCCTGGCCACAACATACACTCAATATGTTCAGATTCAAAATGGTCAGGTATAGGACAAGCTATATCATGTGCTGTTTCAACTATTGTTGTAAAACTATCATTAGCAAGTAAGTGATGATATAAATCATCTGAGTGTTGCCTTGAACCAATTACTACTACAGCAGTATGTTCCTCTTTTCTTGATGAGAGAGTAGTAGTCCACCACTGTCTAGTGTTCTCTCTTGCACCAGGTTGCATAGTTGTTTGATGGTCTTCAATGTCATCAGCAATAATCAAGTCACAGTCACGAGATAAAATCTTTCCACCCTTACCTATAGCAACCATAGTTGGTGATTTAATACCTGGTACTGTTCTTGTACCTACAGTAAATTGATTCTGTGACCAGTTCTTTCCTGAACGGTTATCAGGTTTAAAATTCTTTCCAGGAGGACAGAAGTCTTCTATCAATCTGTCATTGTCATCAAGATGTTCTAGTACAGAGCTTAATGCGTTCTTGGCAATATCCTCGTTACCTCCAACCCACATGATTCTTATGTTGGGGTTCTTCATTATTTGGTATATAGCAAAGTGTATAAGTAGTTCTGTCTTTCCATGTCTTGGGGGTGATAGTATTAATAACTCTTTACCGTTCTCTATACTGTCTTCTATGTTAAGTATCCAGTTTTCATGAAAGTCTGCAGTCTCGAATTTCTCCCCTGTTTCTGTAGCAAAGTATTTAGAGCGAAAGCTAGAAAAATTTTGTAATATTTCAGTCTGGGTTTCACTTAGTTGCCAGTCTTCGGCTTTAATCTCATTATCTCTGTCTATCTTGTAGGCAGCGAGCATGCGAGAAACAGTAGCTGAACTGGTGCCAATGGCCTCTGATACCTCTAGGGTGGTGATAAGGCCCCCTGCTAAGTCTTCTGCATAGGTTGCTTTAAAGTTCTCATAGTGTGTACCCCTCCTTATAGAAGCATAATCACCAGTATCGGACTTTAATTCTTTATTAATTGCTTTAGTAACATTCTCTTTACCTGATGCTTTTTCCTGGGCCCAAGTTCTTTTGTTGCAAGTAGTAGAACAGAAGCGTCTCTGCTTCCCTTTTAACCATTTTTTACATCCTGTTCCTGCACAAACTTTATGGGGCTTATTAGACATTCAAACTAATCCTTCTTAGATACTTGCTTAGATATTATTATATGCTATATTGAAAGATATTACAAACATTTGGAAAGAATTTAATTACAAGTAAAGTTGCAATCGGGGTGCAGAAAGCTAGGGACTGGTAGGACAGTAAAGCAGAAACACAAACCTAGTACTCAAGGATTAAAAAGACATTTAAATCATAAACATTAATATATATAGGCCCGCTCATGCCCTGACAGGCTCTCCTCCTATACTGTATTACTGAATTACCAGCATATTTTTTACTACTTACATATGTTCTAACGAACAGCCGGATTAACATCCGTGGGTCTAACGACCTTTGCTAACGCAACCTAACGGTATGAACGCTAACGCTTTAGTTTGCAGTAACTTACTACTGCTTTAGACTTATATGTTCCCTTATGGAGTATCTCTATTAAAATTAAATGTAGTGTAGGCCCTCTAACGAGGACCAAATGTTTTTTCTCTTTTATAACTCATTATATTAAACTAATCAATTAATATAACTTAAAGGAAAGGAGTATGATGAGTTTATTAAAGGAATATGAGGGAGCAATGGTTAACCTTGGGATACTAAGGGAAGTCGGCTTCTTTACAACAATAACTAAAGACCCTACACAACCGGGCACTATGGGAAACGGCGTTTTCTTTGGTGTTAAGTTTGTAGGTAAGAACAATCGTAGTATCGCTAAGGCATTTAATAATGCTGATAATGCTACTGCAACTCAACTGCAACAACTTATCGCTAACGCACCTGTTGGTGAGAATGGGCGTCCTAAAACGGAACCTGTACTTATTGAGGCAGTTGCTCAGGAACAGTCATACAAAGGTGATGACGGTGAATGGATAAATCGAGGCACCCAGCTTGTCATAAAAGGTATCTATAAGGCACCTGCTATGACTAAGGAACTATGGGGCTACACTGAATAGTTAAAGGGACTGTTGGGGGGCTAACGCCCCCTAGCACCTTTTTTTTGGGACAAGGGAGTTCTTGTAACACCCATATGAGACGAAGAAAGGACATTATGGATAAATTACTAGACCATATTGAAATATTACACAAATCAATTAATAACTTACTATCACTAAAAGTAATAGATGATAATGCAAGTAAGAAACTTGCTAATGAAAGTTTAGATATATTGATTAGTAGAGAACAAGGCAGTATTCGTAATGATGCGTTAAGTTATTACGATGAATTAGATAATCAGAAAAAAGGAGCAGGAAAATGATTACTAAAGAAGTAAATACATACAGTGCTGGTAGTATTACAGATTTAATGCCATTAGGTATGTATAATATGTTAGAAAATGTAATGATACTTACTAACAATCCATCTGGTGAAAGAATACAAGATTATCACGGTGGTATAGAGTTTGACATTACAATAAACAATAGAACACTACATTGGAAAGTAATACACAATTTCAATGATTTCTTTGATTTAACACTCAGCATAAACGATGAAGACGGTCAGCCAATAAATCTTGTAACACAAACTGAAAACGATATAGGTAATGGAGACTTAAAGAATGTATTTGATACATTATGGGATGATTATGTTGCGTTTGTAACAAGAAATGAACAAGTATTGGATGACATACTCAATCAAATGGAGGAAGAATGAGTGAATCCAAAAAAGAGAAATACAATGCAAAGGTTACTAAGTTAGATATCGATAGCAATGAAGCTATGGATTTGCTAGTTAAAAAAGTTAACGATATGAATATGAAACTAAAACTAATTGGAGCTTTGCAACAAGCAACTGTTGAATATTTAGGTAATAAATCTAAAGATTTCAGAGCAAATGCAGTAGCAACTGTTTTGGCACACAAAGTATTTAGAGATGATTTTACAGAGTTTCTAAATGAAAGAGATGATGTGCCTGACGCAGTTAAATTAACAAATATGGAAATCAATGAAGAGATTTCTAAAATGATAAAAGAAACAGAAGATAATTTGGGAGGTGATGATGCCTAACTGGACACAAAATACTTGTGTGATTGATGGCGAGATAGAGAAAGTGAAAGCTTTCTTTGATGAGTTATCAAAAAATAATAATGAATTAGGCAATCTTATGCCCGTACCAGACGAACTTAAAGACATACATCAAGGTTCAAGAGATTTTGATGGTGTTAGAGTTGATGCTTGGTATGAAGATTCTGAAGGTGCTAGACCAATGTTAGACATTCGTAAAGAAGAACTAATAGAAAAGTATGGTACATACAAAGTAATTGATTGGCAATATGCTAATTGGGGAACTAAATGGGGAGATTGTGATACAGAAGTATTTAGAAATAATGCTGGTAAAAAAGTAATCACATTTCAATCTGCTTGGGGACCACCTTGGAGACTATTGCATGATATTGCAATAAAATATGAAATTGAGATAATAGATATGGTTCAGTATGAGTTTGAAGAAGGAACTGATATTGACAAATATCCAATGCCATCTGAAGTATATGATAAACATATAGATGACTTTAAAAAGTCTCAAGAACAAATAAATAAGATGACTGGCATAACAGAATTAATAGACTAGTGTAACTAGCAGTGCTATCTACAACAGAAGTATAAATAAATATCTACTTTGCGAATATAGTTGTAGGTAGCATGATATGTTTGAGGTTTATACGCTAAAAAGTATGAAGGTAAGTAACTAAGACAGTTAATCATTAGCTGCCTCCTTTGTGGCCTAACATACTTTCCCTTGAGCATATCATGCTATCTATAGTAAGAATATTGTTGTAACCCTGCTGCAATATGACTGAAATAGGTAGCTTGTAGCACACAAATGCTATTTGGAAAGAATAGAAGAATGCAAGTAAAAACAGCTTGTGGTTGAAAATCCACGCTTGCAAACGAATCGTGTGTTACGAGCTATCTATAAAAAAAGATAGAGAGAGGAGTGTTATGGCTATTTTAGACGAACAATTAGAATTGCTACCTAAAGGTTCATTAATTAAAATTATTAAAGATATTAATAATGATTATGAAAAGTTTAGTGGTAATGAAATTGTAGAAGAAATAAAAGTACACAATCAGATTAAGCATGCCAGGTTAAGGTTATTAGTTCTTAATGAACTTAACTATCAGGCAAAAAAGGAGGAACAGTGAGTGAAGCATATGTTTATGAGAATCCAATGAAAAAAGGATGGGATAAAGATGTGGTAGTTACATTTACATTCCCGGAAGAAACAACTACTGAACAGATAGACGAACAAGTTGATGAGCTTGTGAAACTAGCTGATAACAATGAGTTGTTTACTTTTGATAGTCATTCAATTGACTTAATAGAAATTAAGGTTGACAATGAGGATGACATATAACGATTATAAACGATTCTACTTACAAGTCTATATAAGATTAAGTGATTTCAATTATAATATTATTAAATGGTGGAAGTATAACAATAAACAGCTGCTTATAGAGCAGCGTATTATAGAAGATATGCTTGCACTTGTAACCAAAGAAGAAATACCCGAAGGATTCTATTGTTCATTATGTAATGGTGATTTACTATTTGACGATGACAATTCAGAATTATGGTGGTGTGAAAGATGTCACGCTAACTTTGAACCTTGGGAAGTAGAAGAAGGGAAAATATATGACTGAAGAATATGAAGATAAGGATGAACATTGTGAGTGTGGTGACCATGATTGCAATGAGGATGACTTTATAACAAAAGCTATGTTTGGATATAGAGATAATATCGTTTTACCTAATAGTAAATTGTATGACTTTATCGTAGTAATGACATATCAAAGAGATGATGAACATGTATCATTTTGGGATGATAAGTTTCTTAACTTAACAGAACTTGATGAAGTTGCATCTAGATATGAAATAACAGCAGTAGGACCTAGAGAAGCAATTGATGCGGCAATGAGAATTGATGCGTATCGTAAAGCTTGCTTAATGACAGGTTGGATATCTGGAGTAAGTGACGATAAAAGTTATCAAGAACAACATACAATATTACACAATATGGGTAATAGTGGTATGTTCAATCGTATGTTCTTTAGCGAACCAACTAGCATACAAGTAGTTATGAAAGATAATGAAGATTCAATGATTAACAGGTCAATGAATGAAGTTATAAATCATTCTGAACATACAGCTAGTATGGCAGAGGAATGGCTTAAAGAACAAACTGAGGAAAACGATGGCGATACAGAGTAACAAATTAGTACGAAAAACGCCACCGGCTTCTAATCATAGTAGGAAAGGTAAAACACCTACAATTTTAACAGATGATAAAGTAGAAACATTACTATCTACACCTAATGAATGGTATATGATAGCTGAATCTACTAATTGGATATCAGGTGTTAAACAAAATATAGAAAATATGACTCAAACTAATATCAGACATCTTAAAGATAAAGGTATGTTTGAAGTCAAACAAAGGAAAAATGAAGACGGCATTGTAGAAATATATTGTCGTTTTGTAAAGCTACAGGATGTGAACAACACATTCTAGAAGGGAGAACAATGAGTGAAGATACAGCTACGAAAGTAGTAACTTGTTGGGACAAAGTAAAGACAGCAATTGGTAATAGCGATAGAATATTACTATATGGGCCACCAGGAACTGGTAAAACATATGCTGCTGCAACCAATAAAGTAGGATTAAACCTACAAGGCGAACCTAATGTATATCAAATAACCATGACAGAGGACACTGCTAGTGCAAACCTTGAAGGCTTTTATAAGCCTAACTCAGATGGTGGATTTGAATGGCATGACGGTATTGCTATACAAGCATGGAGAAAAGGTGGAAGACTAGTAGTCAATGAGATTGACCACGCTAGTCCTGATGCTATGACATTCTTGCATGCTATACTTGATGACAAAGATATAGCACAGTTGACATTAAATAATGACGACAAAGAAACAGTAAGACCTAAGAAAGGTTTTAATGTTATTGCTACTACTAACAGCCTACCAGAGAGCCTACCAATGGCACTTAAAGATAGGTTCCCAGTGAAGATACATGTTGATACCATACATCCTATGGCATTAAGTATGTTTCCTAAAACTTGGCATCAAGTAATAAGTGATACATCATTATCAGAAGATATGGAAGAAAGAATATCTGTTAGAGCTTGGAGAGAATACTTTGAGTTACAACAAAAAGGTGTTGGCATGAAAATGGCAGCTGAATTGATATTCGGTGAAAGAGGTAGTGAACTTTTGGACGCTATCAAATTATCTGATGTGAATGTTAACGATACTAGTTTGAAAAATGTACAAGAAGAAGAGTAACAAGATACCCTTTCCAGAAATAGCATCTGGAGAGGGACCTTGGAAAATATTTGAAGATACAACTCAACCTAGAACATCTAACCTATCACACGAAATGTATGTACCTACAAGTGATGAGATATGTATATTGTGTGGTAGTGACCATAACAAAATGATTAGAAGACATGAACTTGGCCATGCTAAGTGGAGTCCTAAAACTATAGGTAAGTTAAAAGAAAACGAATCAGAAAAATGTGTAGAAATATGCGAAGAAGTTCGTGTTAATTATAACTTATCTGTTATGGATGTAGTGATTGATGATTGGACAATATGTCCTTCTAAGTTTTTAGAACATACAGAAAGTGTTTTTTATAACGGTTCAGTATTTGAAATGACTGCTTGGATGCTAATGAATATGAAACCAAGTAATAGTAACAGATATTATTATGCCAAAAATGATAGCTTAGAAGATGCAGCAATTTTACAATCGATGAAAGAACTCTTGTCTATGCAAGAGGACTTTCCAAACCATCCAAATCAAATGACTAAGCTTAGACTACAGCAAATGAATTTTGCATATAGTCAAGCATTAAATTTGTATAGAATAATTAGTTATACGAGAGGATATGGTAGAAAAACTAGTAAGTATACCAAAACTAGAAAGGCTGCATTAATTTTAAATAAATTAATGGACGAATTTAATGAAAAACCTGAAGAACATCAGGTATTAGAGTCAGCACGCAAAGCTAAAGAAGCTAAAGAAAAAGCTTTATCTGCTAATAAGAAAACTATGGAAGCTAAGTCACCACAAGAAGGTGAATTTGATGAAATGACTCTTGATGAATTAAATAACCGTAACAAAGAAGATATATTTTCGAAAGCTAACGATGGTGGGAATATGCACTATGTACCAGACCCAAATAATATGGGTAAATGGGGTAAAATGGATATATTTAAACCACATCTTAGTGTTAATTTACAATCGAAGATTAAAGGTGGTAGAGAATATAGACCTATGGATTACGGTGTAAATCCAAAGTATATGAATCGTTGGTGTGTGGATAAAAAAGTATTCAAACAAAAACAAAGAGTATATGGTGGAACGATACTAATAGATGCGTCAGGTTCTATGTCCTTTAGTGGCGAAGATATACTAGAAATAATGCAACTGCTTCCTGCAGTTACTATAGCTATGTATAACGATAGAGGTGGAACATGGGAATCAGGTGCGTTAAGAATTATAGGACGCAATGGTAAGAGAGTTAGTCAAGACTATTTAGATAGATGGACTGGCGGTGGTAACTTAGTTGATGGCCCTGCTTTGCAATGGCTATCTAAACAACCACAAAAAAGAATATGGGTGAGTGATATGTATGTATTTGGATTACATAATGAGAACTCAACTAACTTATTAAAAGATTGTATAGAAATATGCAAGCGTTCAGGAATAACGAGACTAGCAGATATAGATGAAGTAAAACACTTTGCTTTACAATTAAATCAGCTAGTATAAGGAAGGATAATATTAGGAGTACCGTGCAACTGGCAACAGTGGGTTGTACTCCTTTCCGACCTTAAGCACGGTATTCCATCTGTTGGGGGTGTCCAGGTTAGAGCATATAACAGCTGCCCGTTGTTTATGCCAACGCCGGTTCGATTCCGGCCACCTCCACCAATTTCTTCTTTAATCATTTACATACATCTCAAATCTACTATACTTATCTGTATGGTAAATATAAATGACATGCTTGATGAAGCACATAACGGAAAAAAAGGTAATTATGTTGAAGGCAAAATTACGCCAGACGCAGAACCTTTTTGGATTGCTTTAAAAGACAGGGTAGTAAAAGAAAAAGTTAAGATGAGACCATATGTTGTATCAAGATTACTTGAAGAAAACTATGGTATTGTCATATCTGAATCAGCAATGAGACGATATTTGCAACGATTGGAGAGAGATAATGCCTAAGAAGGATATTGATAAATTAATGGTTGAAATTGAATCTCAAGTCGTTCAAGATTTAAAAAAAGATAATTTAAATATATTAAAGCAACTTGAGAAGGCCAAAAAGAAGAAAGAAGATATGGTTGATGCCGTTTATGAGGCAGTATCGGCCAATCTTCGGACTTGGGACAAACCTTCTATACCAAAGCCACGCAACTTAAAGAAAACTAAGGATGAAGAAATAGCTATTGCAGTATTAAGTGACATACAACTTGCTAAAGTTACACCTGATTATAACTCAGAAGTAGCAGAAGAAAGAGTAATAGCTTATGCACATAAGATAGTTGACATTACTAATCTACAAAGACAATCTCATCCTGTTAATAAAGTTGCAGTGTTTGCAGTTGGAGATATTATAGAAGGTGAGCTTATTTTTCCAGGCCAATCACATTTAATTGACAGCAGTTTATACAAACAAGTTACTGTTGACGGCCCTAGAATTATAGGTAAGTTCCTTGATATATTACTTGCTAACTTTAATGAAGTAGATGTTCATTGGGTTATAGGTAATCATGGCCATTTAGGTGGTCGTAGTCGTAAAGACTATCATCCAGATTCTAACGCTGATAGGATGCTAGGTAACATAATGAAGATGATATTTAGAGATGAAAAGCGTATAAAATTTACAATACCTGATAGTACAGGAGATAACCATTGGTTTGACATAGCTAATTTAGGTAAAGAATGTAAGTTTTTATTATGGCACGGAGACAATGTAAGAGGTTTTAGTGGATTTCCATGGTATGGTTTCGGTAAGAAGCTACAAGGTTGGAAAACATTAGCAGCTAACGGTCTTATGCCAGACTTTGATAACGCTATTGCAGGCCATTTTCATACACCTACAACAATGTATCTTAATGATATAAGGTTATGGGTTAATGGTTCTACAGAGAGTTATAACACATATGCATTAGAACAACTAGCTAGTATGGGCAGGCCATGTCAGTGGTTACTGTTTTGTAAAGACGGTACTGGTGTGACTGCAGAATACTTAGTTAAGTTAGAAGATATATAGAATAAGTGAAGGTATCCTAACGGATACCAAATGTTTATTCTCTTTTATAATATATAGGAAGGAAATTATGGTAAAAATAGATACCGGTAAACTATTGTCTCCTTTTCCTAGTAATTTGGTGCGAAAAGCACCAGCTGGGAAGTTCGGAGACTATGTACCACATGCTAATTATGTAGAAAGGTTAAGAGATAGTGGCCTTAAATACAGTTGGACATGTGAACCAATATATGGAACACATAACGGTGAGAACCGTATTGTAGGTGCTAAAGGGACTATAACGATAGAAGACATGGGAAGCTATGACGGATTCGGAGATATAGATACCTTCAAATTAAACAATGAGAAGTTTAATGATGGCACAAATCTAAAAGACGCAGAATCAGATGCATTCAAGAGAGCTTGTATGAGATTTGGTTTAGGTGTAGAACTATGGTCAGGTTCAACACAGACTGAAGAAGAGTATGCTGCAGAAACAGCTAGAGAAGCTTCAGTTGAAGTCACTAAAAAGGACATGCGTTTAAAAGAGAACAAAGTTCCAAACCCAGAGCCAAGACCAATGGATGACTTGTTATTAAATGATGATGGGACTATTGCGGAAGCACCTTTCTAATGCAAGACATAGACTTTATAAGAACAACTTTAAGTACTATGTTGGAAGGTAAACAACAGGATACTAAGCAAAAGATATTACAATCTGCTGCACAATACGGTAAAGTAAGAAAGTTTCCTGTTAAATTAACTGACTATAATGATGTACAAATAGGCAAATATTTTGATTATATAGAAAAACTAGCAGATATGCCAGAAGTATTTAATCAAAAAGAATTTGAAGAAATGGATATCATAGAGAAAGTATCTAGTATAATGGGGGATGTGACTGAGATAACACCCGAACCAGATGCTGGAATATCTAACATAACAGATAAGATAGTCGTTAAAATGGAACATCAGAATAAGTTTCGTGACGATTTAAAATGTCCTTATTGTAAACAAATGGTTTATGATAATAGAAACAATAAAAAATCAGACAAAAGTCCAGACTTTGTTTGTTCTACTAATGACCCTGTAGTATGCGGTGGTCACACAGGTAAATGGAGAAAGTCATGGTGGCTAGATAATTCCGATGTTCCTGCTGAATGGAACTTAGATGGGAATAACCAATAACTCTTGTAACAACTGTAACAAGTTATTACAAGAATCTAAAAAAAAGAATCATCGTATATTAACCTGTATCAACTTAGGTTGTATAGATTATATGGTGAAGATTAGGAGAAATAAATGATAGTAGAATCGTTTAGGGGCATAACTGTTCCTGAAGATATTAAATCAAAAGAAGAACTCATTAGGTGGGCTTTAGAAACAAATCGTTTTGAAGAACCTATTAGTAATGGTGAGTTCGTTTTCGACCTTAGATGTACTAGATTTGGTAGTACATTGTTTAACCTTAGAGCTGAAGGTTATGACATTGTAACTATGCCAGCTAAGCAGAGAGGACATTTCCTTTACTATTTAGCTAGTACACCTACAGATAGTACAACTATGAAAAAGAAAGGACAACGCTTACTTAATAAGTTAAGAAAAGCGATGGCCTAGAAGTGGTTGGAATATTACTCAGTTGTGCATTATCTTTGCCTGTGAGCCTGGACAGCGTAGCTGAGTATATCCAATGTAAAGACATTGAAAAGAAAATAGAACATGTTCAAGAATGGCAACCATTAGTTGCTAAATACTTTAAGTCAATTGATATACCTAAAGCATTGACAATAATATATTGTGAATCTTCAGGTAGAGACTACATAGTAAATGACAATACTAATGGAACAAGGGACATTGGGCTATGGCAATTCAATGATAATACATGGGAGTGGTTAACATCCAAATTAAAGTTAACAAGTAATAGATATAACCCTGAAGTATCAACAGCAGTCGCTTCATGGTTAGTTTACAATGATGGTTGGCATCATTGGAATAGTAGTAAGAGCTGCTGGGGAAAGGTAGATGAATATGGCTAAGCCAAGCAAAAAAGATATACAAAAGGAAATCAACTCAAAGAAAGTTGACGGTAATATCTTTAACACACCAATGGACTTAAGACATTGGGCAGTGACATTAATAGGATACTTAGGAGATAACAAAACAAATACACTACCTAATACAATGAAGGTAGACGAATTAATAAATAAATTTGTTATTGATTATAACTATAATTTTACAATGTTATCTGAGACTCTTCCTAATAAGGAAACAGAGGAGGAAGAGGAGTAATGACAGCTATCAATACTAGATTCTATACTTTAACAGAAAGAAAAGCTAATAATAAAATAGACAAAAATAAAGTTAAAGTTAAAGATACTAAAGAAAAATTAAATAATATATCTTGGTATGGAGGAAAAAGATTTTTAGGATTAACTAAAGATAATAATCCAGTATATGTTAGATATAAATTAATTAAAGACAGTTTATCTTTACAATTAGAATTTAGTCATAAACTTTCTTCTATTAAAACATTAGCTAATGATAGATATACTTTTGATTACAATGAAAGTGTTGTGTCTAACAATTTAATGACTAGAAAGTTAAGAAAGAAAAGAGGTGGTGAAGTTACACAACAAACACTTCACTACTTACAACGATTAAAGAATTTAGTAGACGGTAAATTTATTAAAGGATTTAATAAAGGTAAACCTACTAAGTTAATGTTTAAATATATAGCAGACAGTATACATGTAGGTAATGATATAACACAACATGACATTATGGAACATTGGAATTTGCCAAGTAGTGAATACTTTGTTCCTGAACAGACATGGAAATATCCTGATGAGCTATAAGCCATTACCTAAACACTTAACCATAAGGCCTTCTAAAGTAGAGGGCCTTGGGTTATTTTCAACAAGACCAATCCGTAAAGGAAAGTTACTAGGCATTACACATTATAAGACTGATAATAATGCTTTCAAACATGGACTTATAAGAACACCATTAGGTGGATTTATAAACCATTCCGAATGGCCAAACTGTGAATTAATTGAAACAAAAAATGGCTACCTATTAAAAACCCTAGTGTTAATTGTGACAGGAGAAGAACTAACCCTTTTTTATAAGTTATATAATCCCCATAGGTTATAGGAGACGGCCAAAGTATCTCTTAAAACAGCTCTATCGGGCTGTTAGAGGTATCTAGTAGCGTTTACCGCCACCTTTCTTTTTACCGTATGATTTCTTTTTACCTTTTTTAGTTATTGGCATTAGTACCCACTTGTTAATTTGCTTATACTTTTTTGTAATTTACTTAATCGACTTTTTTCTAAAGCTTTACCTAACTTGTGAGCAGTATTAGCATATTTATGTCCTGCTCTTTTATGACCAAGTGCTGTAAATTGTTGGTCTACTAATCTTTGCATACCACCACCTGTTACCCAAGGAGAATTAGGATTATTCTTTACCCATGTCCTGAACTCTGGACTTAAAAAATCTGATGGTAATTTAGTATTATCCCATTTCTCAAAATTTTTTGCAGCCATAGCACCGTGTGATTTAATGCGTGATTTCATCTCACGCTCTGTCATACCGTGTGTAGTCCAGTCGTGTTTAGGTTCTTGAGCAGACATTAATAATCTACACCATATTTTCCAGGTTTATTAGTACTTAAATCTAAATAAGATTTTCCTATTTTTCCTCTATGAAATTCAGGATTTGTTTGAGCTCTTTTCTTACCTGCATTATATCCAGCTTGGAGTGCCATACCAGCTATAGCAGCAGGCCCAAGCATAGCTCTAGCTCCAGCACCAAACGCACCTTTTGCAACATTTTTTGCAACAGAAGCAGCAGAATCAGCAGCTTTTGTTTTAGCAAATTGTGCTCCTGCCCATGCTCCACTTAGTTTACCTGAAGCCAGACCTGAACCATGTGCACCTTTGAGAGCTTTACCTACATCATCAGCGTGTATATACATATCATCACCAATTTTGGCAAAGTTTTGTATAACACCAGGCATATTTCTTGAAACTGTAGCCTTTACACCACGATTTATTTCACCCCAACCACCTCTGTAGCTACCTCCACCTTTTTTATAGTATTTTGCTAATTCATCAGAAACAGACATTATTTACTTATCTGTTTCTTAGCGTAAGTTTTAATTACTGCTAATGCGGCACCACCACCAGCAAGTGCAGCTAACTGAACTACTTCAGCATCAACACCAACTAATGGAGCAACTGTTAACGCACCAATGAACGCTTCAATGAAGGTCCAAGCTGTACGCTCTATCATATCTTTAAGTTCTTCACTCATTTTATAACTCCATGCTTCATTCCAAGGTGTCCACGCTACATCCTTCTTGAATGTACCATCAGAATTTCTTTTTCTTTTTAACTTATCAAACATTATACACTATCCTTTTTTAACTAGCAACTTTAGAGCGTCTTTAAGTTGGTCATAAAAGTCGCCTTGTATAGCTTGCTTAGTTATATCGCTTGTTGATATTGTAGCAGTAGATTGTAAATCTTTCAAGAACTCTAATGAAGCTGCAGTTCTAATACCAGTTTCTATATCTCCACTAGACAAAGCACCAGTAGGTAGGCCATGTTGTATTTCTTTTGATTGAAGTATATGCATTCCCATATCTCCAGGTAAGTCTGCAGTTGTTATTGTTGAAGGTGATGGTACTAATTGTTGTGATAAATTAGGAAACTCAGTTACATTTTTCATAAAATCTGGACTCTTACTTAACTCACTTACATATGTTTTATATTGATTAAACATCATTCGTTTTCCATAACCTTCTATCTTTTTTTCTACAGATGGTTTATCTTGTAATATATCAGTTGGAACTCTTGATTCCTTAAGTACTATATCCATTCTTTGTAAAAATTCTCCAGGAGATTTAGGTAATTCTGCAAACAGATAACCTTTTTTAATAAGTATATCTAAATTATGGGATGATTTTATAGACTTACTAGCATCTAATTCAGGAACTATTTCCTTAGCTCTCTTCATGTACTCATCCATAACTTCAGTTTTAATTAACTCTGGATTTCTTTTTCTTTTTTTCACATCAAATTCTCCTCCTTCATAATATTCGTATCCAGTATCAGGGTCATATCTTAATTTTCTTTTAGCTTCTTGAGTTCCTAAATTTAATGAAGTTCGGACCATCATTTTTTTAGTATTAGCTTGACTAAGATGTTTTTCCCAAGTGAGATTTTCAAAATTAATTTTATTTTCCTCACCAAATATTTCACCAGTTTCTATCTTCTCTATTTCTTTTACTATTTGAACTAAATCTTTTTCAAGTACATCTACAACCTCTTTAGTTTGAATACCTAAATTAGCAAAATAACCTTTACTTGTTACAAATGGAATATCAGTTTGTTCAAATATATTTCTATATAAATCTTGTATTACTTCGCCTATCTTTGCTGCGTCAGGTATACCTTTAAAATCTTTTTTATTTAAGAAATCAATCTGCACTAAATACTTATTAAATATTGTTTCACTAACAGAAGGAATAAGACTATGTTTACCTCCTGTAGGATTAACTAGTTCTTTCACTGGTAACTTCATACCAGATGCTAGTAATGTTTCATATGTTTTAAAGTAATCAGTACCTACTTGTTGTAATGTTCCTTTAGGTAATTTACCTACATCTCTTAATGATATAGTTCCATCACCCCATTTAAATACTTCTGGATTATGAATAATACTATTATCATCTAAATATGCATGCATAAAGCTATTAACAATAGGACCTTGTTTTAATGGTTTACCAAACATATGTTCATCAGTTGTACCTAAAGGTATCTCTGACCTAATTCTTTTTTTCATTAAATCATCTGCAGTTAAACCAGTTTTGTTCTGATTTTTTTCAATCCATTCTTTCCTTGTAAAATGTTCAAGTCCTAAAAATTTAACTATCTCTGCACCTTTAGGATTTTTCTGCAAGTTTTCTAAAGCTTCTCCAATGTTGGTTGCAGTTTTAGCATCGTTTACTGGTGTAACATTTCCATCTTTATCAACTGCAAACCATCCAAATTCTTCCATTTGGATTCTGGCAGACCCAGAAAAATTAAAAACAGGATGTTGATTTCTTAAATCTCTAAGTATCATTTCCTCTTCTAAGCTTGCTCTATCTCCAATATCTCCTACTACTCCAAGCTCATTAGCCCTACCACCTTGTTCAAACTTAGGGTCTCTTTGTACTTCAATTACTCCTAGGTCTCCCATATCTATTAAAGTATTAGAAGCTACTTCTGTAGTTACTACTGCTTTACCACTACCTGCCATTTCACCAGCCATCTTCCAATGATGCTTAGCTATTTCAATCTCATCTAAAGTAGCAAGGTTAATATCAATGTCATGTATAAATCCAGAATGTTTTATTCTTCTATCAAAATCAACTAGTAATTTATCACTCTCACTTAATTCCATACCTGGTATATCATTAACACTATTAAATTCTTTAGCTCTCTTAGGAGTACCTGATACAATACTATTTTTTAACAAAGAAATGCTACTAATTATATTGTCTTGTCTTTTAGCTAGTTCTTGAATAGTTTCTTCAGGTATTAGAATTGTTCTACCGCTATCATTTAAATAATATTTACCATCAATCTCAGTAAATACATCATTTTTTAATATCTCTATGTTTGCTTCAAAATACATATCAGCTAGACCAGTTTGTAATGTTTTAATTCTCTGACCTAATTCAATAGTAGATTCTGTTAATTCTTTAGCTATTTTATTAGTACCATTCCATTTTTTTAGTTCATTCTTTTTTCTAACAAGCTGTTCTAATTCAAGTATGTCCTCTTGTAAATCCATTTCTAAGTTTGCAATAGAAACATTAGCAGCTGCTGCCATTCTATCTTTATCTCTTGCTTTAAATTGAGGAATACCTCCATATAAATAATCTTCTTTAGAAGCCATTTTCTTTTCACTAAACATTTGTCCTACTTTAGACCAAGGACTATCTAACATTTCTTTTTGAGAATCTATGTATTGTTTTTTATAATTATTAACATACTTCAATACACTTTCAGGAAGTTCACTCTTAGGAGAAGCTCTTTTTTTCATTTCAGGACTAGCTTTACCTGTATCTTTATCAGTAGGTGTTAATTCTTTTTCTTCTCTTGTAGTTAAATCATCAAGATTTAAACCAAGTGATTCAGCAGCTCTTTCTAATGCATTACCTACTGAACCTGTAGCAGACTTGTATTCACTTTTAGATGCTTCTTGTTCTTTGGTCCATCGTTTCCAAGACCTATTGTTATCATTAATAACCGTATCGTAGAATTTATTAAGTTCTGATTCTTCTAAATTATTAAGGCCACCATAAATATTTATAATAGTATTACGAATAGCAGTAGGTAAATCTTTCCATGCTTCTTCAAGAAGTTCTATTTTCTTCTTACGACTGGGCATTAGTTAAACCAAGTCTTGTCTTCTTTGTTAATTAATACCTGAAGTTCTCCTGATATCTCTTCTAGCTTTTCCATTATGTCATTACTCTGTACAGTATCTATGTCATCACTTTGTACATCACCATCGTAATCTATGTATGTCACATATGTATCTTCATTCTCAATAGCAGCTGCAACATAAGGATAAACTTTCTTATATGCAACGACACTAGAACCTACAAAGCCATCCTTTTTCACAAGGTTACTTTCTTGTGAATCTCCTATGATTAAACAACCAGCAGTATGTTCATCAGTATTACCTGTATGCCATAAGATAAACTCAAATCCAGGTACATCATTCACATGTATCATACCTTTGTGCATATCACCATACTTAGCTACATATCTAGTATGAAATCCACCTTCTTTTCTTAAAGATAGTTTGTATCTCCCAGCGGGAATCCTGGTTTCACCCCAGACTTTTACATCTCTTTGCTCATCTTCTATTGTATAACAAAGAAAGTTTCTTTTATCATTAACTACATCAAACAATGCACCAGATGTAGAATCTTTTTGACTACTAAATCTTAATACTTCTAATTCCATTATCTACCTCCACAATTACAACTGCCACAACAATCCATTATTTGCTCACCCCTTTTTTCTTATTATCTTTAGGCTTATCACTTCTAAATCCTATAGTCAATAACCATACAGCTAATGTAATTACAGTAGCTAAACCTGTAACTTGTTGAGCACTGCCGGTTAGTGTTAGGGTCGCAATAACCAAACCGACTAATGTCCAGCTAAGGTTTAATGTTTCTTTAATTATGGTTATAAACCAGTTCCATATTTTTTTTATCATAAACTTCTCCTAAACATAAAGGCAGCCATACTAGCTATTCTAGTCAAGATTACAGGAACTACAACTTCTTGTGCTTTTTCTTTTTGGTCTTGAGTCATGTCATCTCCTATGTCAGTAATATTGATATCTTCTATGTCTATATCAATGAATACTTCTATTGGATTCTCTATGAATGCTTCATATTGTACTTCTGTGACAACATCAGCAAGAGTATAGTTCTCTACATCTGCGTTCTCTACAGCTCTCTCTACATATTCCTCTACTGCTTCAGCAACTACTTCGTCTGATTTAATAGCTTCTGCAACAATAACAATATCTTCAGCTTCAACTTGTAATACCTCAGCGACAACTTCAACTTGCTCCTGTGTAAGTTCTTCAACATTATCAATAGCCTCCTCAACTACTGCCTGTACAACTTCTTGTACTTCTTCCGATACTTGGTCTAAGTTTTGTACACCAACATCATTAACTTCTTCTAAGACTTCTGATGCTTCTTCATTGGTAAGGTCTTGTACAAACTCTTGTATAGCTTCTTCTTTTGCTTCTTCATATTCAACTAACTCCTCATCAGTAAAATCTTCTATCTCTTCTTCACTAGCTTCGGGAATATCTATTTCGATAATCTCTTCAATCTCAGCAACTTCAACAGCTACTTCGTCTTCAGTAAGGTCCTCAACTGGTATTTCAATTTGTTCTTCAATAATATCTTCCACTGGCTCATCTTCCACAACCAATACCACATCATTATCATCTTTTACCTCTTCTTCAATAATCTTAACGATATCTTCAGGAATGTCCAGCTCTATAACTTCTTCTACAATTTCTATAATTTCAATAGTATCTTCTATTTCTTGTATGACATCTACAAACTCTTGTATCTCTTCTTCAGATAAATCCTCAAGAATAATTACACTATCTTCTAACTCCTCAAGTATAAGTAATTCTTCTTCAGCATCTATCTCTTCAGCTTCAATAGCAGCTATCTCTTCTTCCGTGAGCTCAATAACTTCCTCTTCAATAAAAATATCTTCCTCTGGTAAGGTGTCATCTCCAAGTATCTCTTCGTCCAACTCATCTAAATCTTCTTCTTCCTCGATAATAATAGTAACAACATCAGGTACATCAGAGCAATCACCATCTTGATACCCATACCAAACTCCACTTTCTACCGCTTCCAGATATTCTTTAAACGATAGAGGATTGTTTGGATGTTCGCAACCATATTCATCCCACGCAAGATAGGTTGTGTTACCATCTTCGACCACATCTTCTGCCGCAGGTAGCGTGGTGGGCGTTGTTGTTGACGAACTAGATGTCGTTGTATCAGGTACATAATCATAATCATATTCTACACTAACTACTGCTGTAAAGTCACTAATTGTATCACCTGTATCATTCCTTGCTTGTATCTTTGCATAGAATGTAAGCGTAGTTGTTTCAAACTTTTCGTATATATATTCAGGAGTAAAGTAATAAGTTCTCCAGGACAATGCTTCATTAAAACCAAAGCTAGTATCTATAGAGTAGTCTGCTGCTTGGTCATCATCACCAAAGAATAACCTATAGTACTCAGGTGGATTAACTTCTAACGCATCACTCTCTTGCCAGGTAAGTTCTATCTCTCCTGTTTCATTATCAACAGATATGTTTATACCATAAGGTGTCTGTGTTTCAGTATGATATGCATATACAGGAGTAGCTATTAATAATACTGAAGCTACAACAGCTAATAACTTTTTCACATTAAGTTATTTATTAGCACCACCAATGCCGAGATTGCAACTAACCAACCCGATAACTCTTGTCTTGAAATTTTTTGATTAACCTTTTCGTGTAACTCATCTATGCGTTTGTTTATATCTTGTTGTCCTTCTAATATTAAAGTAAGCATTTCTTTTTGTGTGAAACCATTGCCATTAGGGGAGGTCATCAGAGTTCCATTCGTTATCTATGTCTACTATTGTTTTAAATTCTTTATCTATGTTGTAATAATTAACTATTCTTTTAAGATAAAAACTAATATCTTTTAAAAAAAATCCGAATAGAAAACCAATTATAAAATCCATAGAGGACATTATATCATATAATTTTATTCAGGTTTAGGATTATCTGATTTAACTTTAGCTACTGCATCTTTCCAAGTAGTTGTACCATCAACAGCATCATGATACTGCATATCTAATTGGTCACCTATAGATGGATAAGCATTTTTTCTTGCATCAATATAACCAAACTCTTGGTCATTCCACTTAGAATTACCTAAATCTATTTTAGCTTGTGCGTAATCTGCATCAGAAAATTCTGATACAACGCCATCAACTGACTTAGTAATTGGTTTAGCAGCTTCTATTTCTGCATCAGCTTGTGCTTGTAGTTCTTCTTTTGTTGCCATAATATCTCCTATGTTACCATACTTTTATTTCTTTAAACCATATAAAGTAAAAATTCCTGAAGCAAAATTAGTTGAACCT